GTGCACCCAAAAAGATCAACTGATTGCAGCGGGTGATCTCATCCTTTGAACCAAGAAAGAAACTCATGAAAACCTTTGACGAGATGGAGTACCACCCAGCCTCAGAAAAACTGGTGCAGATCCTGTGCAGCAAGACCCAGAACAGCAACCCGTTGTTCTTCCGTGTGCTGGTGGGCTACTACTTCAGCCTGGTGGCTTCGATGATGCGAACCACGATTGCCACCCATGATCGTGGGGACATCCCTGTGAACATGTATGCCTTGAACCTGAGCACATCAGGTTCCGGCAAGGGCTTCTCCACCAACATCATGGAGAACCAGGTGATCAACCAGTTCCGTGGACGCTTCCTCGAAGAGACGTTCCCAATCCTGGCTGAAAACAACCTGCCAAAGCTGGCACTCAAACGAGCCAACCGCAAGAGCACTGACCCCGATGAAGAGCTGGTGCGCGTGCAGAAGGAATTCGACAGCCTTGGCTCGCTGATGTTCAGCTTCGACTCAGGTACTGCACCTGCGGTCAAGCAGATGCGCCACAAGCTGCTCATGGCTGATGCGGGTTCGATGAACCTGCAGATCGATGAGATTGGTTCCAACCTGGTTGGCAACGTCGAGATTTTGAACACGTTCCTGGAGCTGTACGACGTAGGCCTGGTCAAGCAGAAGCTGATCAAGAACACCGCTGACAGCGTTCGCAACGAAGAGATCGTTGGCCGCACTCCAACCAACATGATGCTGTTTGGCACCCCAGCCAAACTGCTCAACGGTAGCAAGACCGAGGAAGAGCTGTACTCCATGCTCGAGACCGGTTACGCACGCCGCTGCTTCTTCGGTTACAGCCGAGCGTCCAACAAGTCCACTGAGATGACACCTGAAGAGGTGTACGTCCAACTGACAAACCAGGACAGCAACACCTACCTGGACGAGCTGTCGGACAAGCTGGAAGCGCTGGCCGACATCATCAACGTCAACAAGCGTCTGATCGTCAGCAAGGAAACCAGTCTGCTGTTGATCGAGTACCGCTTGAAGTGTGAGCGTGAAGCCGAGCTCTACCCAGAGCACGAGGAGATCAAGAAAGCCGAGATCTCTCACCGCTACTTCAAGGCCCTGAAGTTGGCCGGTGCCTATGCCTTCATTGACGACTCTCCCGAGTTGACCCAGGAGCATCTGTACCAAGCCATCAAGCTGGCCGAGGAGTCAGGCAACGCTTTCAACAAGCTGCTGACCCGTGATCGTCCTTACGTCAAGCTGGCCAAGTACATCGCTACTTGCAAGCGTGATGTGACCCAGGCTGATCTGGTCGAGGACTTGCCGTTCTACCGTGGAGCCACAGGTCAAAAGTCGGAGATGCTGTCTCTGGCCATTGCCTATGGCTACAAAAACAACATCATCATCAAGAAGTCCTTCTCTGACGGCATCGAGTTCCTTCGGGGCGAGACGCTGAAAGCGACTGATCTCTCCAAGATGGTGTTGAGCTACAGCACCGACATCACGACTGACTACCGCAACGAGCACGCACCTTTCGAGAAGCTGCACCAACTCACTCAAGCCCCTGGCTTGCATTGGGTGGCGCACCACTTGAATGGCGGCTATCGCAACGAAGACAACTGCATTCCAGGCTTCAACCTGGTGGTGATCGACGTTGACGGCGGTGTCAGCATGAGCACGGTCAAGTTGTTGATGAAGAACTACAAGTTCCTGATCTACACGACCAAGCGTCACACTGAAGAAGAGAACCGGTTCCGCATCATCCTGCCAATCAACTACGAGTTGGCCATGGATGCCAAGGACTACAAAGAGTTCATGTCCAACATCTACGAGTGGCTTCCATTCGAAGTGGACACAGCAACCAACCAACGTGCACGCAAGTGGCTGTCTCATGACGGCACCTATGAGTACAACGAAGGTGAAGTGCTCGACGCCCTGCCCTTCATTCCGAAGACCAGCAAGAACGAAGAGCGCAAGGAGCTGATGAACTCACAGCAATCCATGGACAACCTGGAGCGCTGGGTGATCAACAACATCGGTGACGGCAACCGCAACAACATGCTGTTGCGCTACGCAATGATTCTCTTGGATGGTGGTTTCGACTTCGAAAACATCCGCCAGCGAGTCATGACTCTGAACAACAAGATCGCAGACAAGCTGGACGAAGCCGAGGTCATGAGCACCATCATGATCACAGTGGCCAAGACCATCTCCAAACGCTAACTCGGGAAGCGCTCTCCGGCGCTCCTGCGGTAAACCAAACAAGGAAAACCATGTCCGACACCAACGACCATTTGGTCCTGCTGTGTGGTAAGTCAGCCACCGGCAAATCATCCTCGCTGATGGGTCTCAAAGATCCTGAAGGCGTTCTGTACCTGAACTGTGAGGCCGGCAAGCGGCTTCCATTCAGAGCCAAGTTCATCCAGAAGACGGTCACCGATCCGCTTCAGATCAACGAGGCATTCGACTGGGCTGAGACTCAACCTCAGATCCACACCATCATCATCGACTCCCTGACGTACCTGCTCGACATGTACGAGAGCCTGTACGTGCTGAATTCCAGCAACGGCATGCAGGCCTGGGGTCAGTTTGCTCAGTACTTCAAAGCGCTGATGCAGCAGTATGTGGCTCGCTCTACCAAGCGAATCATCTTCACTGCGCACACCTCTGACACGCTGAACGAATCGGAGATGCTGATGGAGACCAAGGTTCCTGTGAAGGGCTCCTTGAAGAACAACGGTCTGGAGTCCTACTTCACCGTTGTCATTGCCAGCAAGAAAGTGGCACTCAAAGCGCTGAAGGACTATGGCTCAGACATGCTGACCATTACTCCTGAAGAGGAAGCACTTGGATTCAAGTATGTCTTCCAAACCAAGATCACCAAAGAGACGGTCAATGAACGTCTTCGTGGTCCACTCGGGTTGTTCGATACAAAGGAGACTTTTATCGACAACAATATCCAGTTGGTCTTGGACCGGCTGAAAGAATACTATGCGTGAGCACAGTAAAACCAAAACCAACCTTTAACCAATCCTGAAAGAAAACATCATGTCTCTGCTCTCAAACCTTTCGACCGATGCGTCCGTCACCGAAGAAAAAGACTCGGTAGGCTCCAGCGGTCCTCTGGACTCCGGTCTGTACAAATCCACCGTAGCCCTGGCTTACGTCACCAAGTCCGCTGGTGGTGCCATGGGTCTGGTGCTGAACCTCAAGACCGAAGCTGGTCGTGAGCTCCGTCAAACCCTCTGGATGACCTCCGGTACTGCCAAGGGCGGCAAGAACTACTACGAGAAGGACGGCGAGAAGTTCTACCTGCCTGGCTTCAACCATGCCAACAGCTTGGCTCTGTTGACTTGCGGCAAGGAGATCTCCGAGCTCGACACCGAAACCAAGGTGGTCAACGTGTACTCGGCCGAAGCCAAGTCTGAAGTGCCGACCAAGGTCGAGATGCTGATGGACTTGCTGGGCAAGGAAATCATCGTCGGCGTGCTTCGTCAGACGGTCGACAAGACCAAGAAGAACGATGCCGGTGTGTACGAGCCCACTGGTGAGACTCGTGACGAGAACGAGATCGACAAGCTGTTCCGTGCGAAAGATCGCATGACGACTGCCGAGATCCGTGCTCAAGCCGAGACTGCTGGTTTCATCGACACCTGGGATGCCAAGCACAGCGGCACCGTGAAGATGAAGGCCAAGGGCGCTTCCGGCACGCCTGGTGCACCCAAAGCCGCAGGTGCTCCTGCAGCTGCAGCCAAGAAGCCTACGACCAGCCTGTTTGCTTGACTCCTGCAGGAGGTAGGCCCAAGCCCGTTTTGAACATTCTTCAGACGGGCTCATTTTTTCATCAACCACCAGGAAAGAAAATGCAAATCAATCCACAAACTCCCATCACTCTGACGCTGAACGTCGAGGCGACCAACATCATTCTGGGTGCTCTGAGCGCTCAGCCCTATGACAAGGTTGCCGGCCTCATCGGTGCTATCCAGCAACAAGCTGCTCCACAACTGCAGCCTGCTGAAGCCCCCGTTGCACAAGAGCCTGCTCCTGCTGCTGAGTAATCAGTCAAGAAAGATCACATGACTGAGAACCAAGAGAACGTGATCCCTAACCGGATCACTGTTGCCGACATGCAAGCCAAGGTGAAATCCTCTACCTACACACGCTTGCCTGACAGCACTACAACCGTTTGCCAGATCACTCTGGAAAACGGCTACACCTTGGTTGGCACCAGCGCTTGCGTTGACCCAGCCAACTTCAACCAAGCCATTGGCGAGAAGATTGCGTATGACAACGCATTCGAGAAGCTCTGGGATCTGGAAGGCTACCTGCTCAAGCAGCGTCGCTTTGAAGCGGGGTTGGCATGAACAAGAACGCTGAAACCGTAGTCGTTGCAGACA